AGATGTCCCAAGTATCTTGTGGCAATTCAACAAGTTCAAATTGCATGTCACTTGGGTTGATTGAAAAGTCGGAAAACAAATCATCTTCAGGTCCCATACCAAATAAGGCAGTTGGCCTTTCTGAAAGACTATTCAGTTTTTGGTCACGAATGTAATCATCAATTCTTTCAAATCGGTCAAAATAATTTGAGAATACACTCGCACAATGTATTGCTTGGTCTTTTGTCAAACTCATACCTTGATGCCATCAAACTTCGCATTTAAGTTTCTTTCACGACCACCAAAAGTATTTAATGATGGTGTGTCATCATCTTGTCCTGCGTCAGCAAGACCTTCTCGTGCAGTTTGTTCTGCATCATACAAACGCATTCTTGTTCTATCAATACCGACAACAAATCGTTTGTAATAGTTGGGGTCAGAATAACGATTCTTCAATTGTTTAACGAGAATTTGATTTAGACCTTCAAGTTCTTCATTTGATACAAGTGCAAACATAAAATCGGCAGTTGCAGGCAAACCAAAAGATTCTGAAGTATCTTCAAGACCTGGATCCGAATTACTGAAACCAGAGCGAGTTGTTTGAGTTGCAGAAACAACAGGTAGTGCAAACTCAACGGCAAGACCACGAAGTTCTTCAGCAATTGATTTGATATAGGTATAACTGTTCACATTACCACCAGGTTTAATTCTTGCTGACGAACAAATGTTTAGATAGTCAATGAAGATAATAGTTGGTTTAAAGTTCTTTTTCAAACGCAATTCATTTAATAATGCTCTGAAATGTAAAACAGAGGCACTTGCAGTCGGATATTCTTTGATGATGAGTTTACCTTGTGTCTTAGATTTCAACACATCAAATTTTCTTTCATAGTCACTACGACTAATTGTTTGTAATTCATTCAAATCAATATTTAGCAAATTAGCATCGATTCGTTCTGCAATCTTTTCTTCTGCCATTTCAAGTGTGATATACAACACATTATGACCTTGACTGATACAACTTGCGGCCACATGGCACATGAACAAGGACTTACCAACACCTGTACCTGCAAGTGCAATATTCAAAGTCTTAATTGGCAAACCACCTTTTGTAATCTTGTTAAAGATATCAAGGTCAAAACGAACACGGGTTTCTACACGATGATAGAAATCATATCGTTCTTCAAAGTCTTGCATATAATCGTGACCAACATTACTATCAAAAGATACACCAAGTGCATCTGCAAGTAATTGTGGAATTTCACCTTTGGCCTTTTTGCCATTCTTATCATCAAGAATCGATACAGATTCCATAATGGCATTGTAGATTGCTTTATCTTGACAAAACTTTTCTGTCTGTTCGGTCAACCATTGCAGTTCAACCTTATCATCTTTTGTTTGTTCGATATCTCTGAGAAGGTCAATCGATTCTTTTACTTGAGGTTCAGTAAGATTTGTTTTCTCTGTAATGTTGATTACGAGAGATTCGTGTGTTGGAAGATTCTTGTATTTGTTTACGAAATCATAAACTTCTTTGAATACAAGTTTTTCGGTTTGGTCGGAGAAATATTCTCCCTTTATAAAAGGAAGAACTTTTCTGGTATATTCTTCATTGTGTATCAGGTTCTTTAGAATAATCTGTTCTAATCTGTTCATCTTGTGTTTTTCTAGTCAATATTTCGGTGAGTATGTCACCCATAATTATACGAAATTTTTCGTTACTATTCAAGTCATCTATGTTAAAATTACCTGGATGAACAATAGTATATCCGAATTGAAGTCTTGCAATTTCACCTTCTTCAACAACTCTTGCTTTATTATAATGGTAAATGACACCATTGAATTCTTCATTCAATAGTGCCACTCCTGTTATTTCAGAATTATCAAAATCTAAAAAGGTGTAGTCAATACCTTCTTTAAGCATCGTCCGTTTCTTCTTCCAGAATTGCAGTTTCTCCCATAATGTTTCCATATGCGATACCATATTTTCCATTTACGAATTCCTTAAACGATTCGTTTTTAAGTAATGGTTGCCAAAATTCATCTGTTTGCGTGGCATCAAAACGAACTTTGTCACCAATCTCTCCAGTTTTCTGGTCAACTTTTGCATACCAACCTGGTGATGGTTTAGAAATAAAATTACCCTCAATCGCAATGTCGACCAAGCCAGAATACTTTTGAATACCACCATCGAAGGAGACCGAAATAGGAATTTTAGATTTCTCTTTAACATAACGAGATTTCTCCACATTAATAATAAAATTGTAACCTACAATCTCTGTGCCATCTTTCTCTTGTTGGCGACCAAGAATGTAAATGTTGTCTGCTGAGTAATAAGAACCTGTGCCACCACCAACGATATCTTTTGGGAACATACCAATCTCTTTGTAAGTATGATTCACAACTACCATTGGAATATCTTTTAGGTTGAGGTGAGGTGTTACCATTCTAAACAATGATTTAACTTGTTTAGCACGGCTCATATCTGCAACAGATTTACCTTCAAGTGCATCTTCTACTTCTTTCTTAGATGCTAGATTACCAATACTATCTAATATAATGATGAGTTTATCACCACGATTCACTTCTTGAAGCTGTTGCATTATATCGAACTTCAACTGCTCAATGTCAGTCAAAGGTGTGTGTAGAACTCTGTCCATATCAATCTGAAATGTTTCAAAGTATTTGACAGGTGTTCCGAATTCTGAATCATAGAACAATAATACCGCTTCAGGGTATTTGTCCATATAGGCCTTTGCCATCAATAAACTGAAAGCAGTCTTAAAATGTTTTGATGGTCCTGCCCACATAGTAAGACCAGGAATAATACCACCATCTAATTTACCGCTCAATGCCACATTAATCATTGGCACATCAGTTGGTACCATATCTTTTTCAGTAAAGAACTTTGATTTGGATAGAATCGCACTATCTTTAATCGTTGTATTCTTTTTTAATTTATCAAGTAAACTCATTTTAAAAAGTACCTCCATCCATTTTGGTTATCTTATTTTTAGGTATATGTTCCATGCCTTCTCCTTCATCTACAAAGAAGGATTCTAAACTAGGACCACTGCTCGTGTCAAGCGTTTTCTTCTTCTTTGCCTTTCTGATTTTGATTTCAGGTTCAGGCAATTTAGTGTTTCGTAATGTTTGTTGTGCTGCTATGAGAAGAAGAATGGCAAGAGGGTCAAACACCACGATGATTATTACAATAACAGTTCTTACTGCTTTATCTATAAATGATGGGTCATCTTTAGAGTAGAATAACTCGGCGATATACTTAATAGGACCAATCTCTGCCGCTAACTTGTTTTCTTCTGCTAACAGAGGCAACTTTTCATTTGATATTCGTTTTAGTTCTGCTTGTGTTTCTTGGATTTGCCTATCAATTTTATTTGATGCAGTTGCCGGGTCACCTGCTCTTTGTAACAAATAAGTCAATCTCTCTTTAGCAATCTTTTCTTGTGTCTCTAGTGTTTTTAATTGAACTGTATTTGCACCAAGAGTTACATTTGATTCAAGGTGTGCCTTTGACAAGTAACCAAAAATACCCATTGATGTGATGAGCATTAACAATACAATTGCGATACTGAAATAGTAACGCATAATCCGCACAGTAACATTCCAATTGTTATATAGCCAAGAAACTGTTACCAATTTAGCAACTTCTAATATTGAACCCATCAATATAATTGGCCAGAATGAACCTGGAAATATTTGTGCAAGGCCTATTACCGAATAAAAAGCGGCAACAGCAGATAAAGCAATTGCAGTTAAAAAAGGTAAAAGAACTTGTGTCATGGGTTAGATTTATGATGTGGAACATCGAATACAAAAGTTATTCGTGTCACATCTCCTATATTTTTTGCGCCATGTGGTTTCTTATTATCAAACCAAAGTAGAGTTCCTGGTTCAACATTTACAACATCATCACCACAATGATATTCATATCGACCTTGTATCGATAAGTGATATCTATCTTTATTTAAGTAATATGTTCCTTGGTCTGTATGTGTGCCAACCATTTCACCTACAGGCAGAGCTAAAAATCCACAACGACAAAATTTATGGAAATGTCTTTTTAAGAAACGAATTACTTCGGTGTGTCTCTCATATGCAGGTGTCTCAATGCTTATTTCAGTATTGTAAACCATTTCATTTGGATGACTAATGCCACCCATTACTAATTGCATGACACCTGCTTCAATCCTGTGAAAGTCAGGATCAATTTGTTGAGCACCTTCTATTTCTTTTTGAACTCCCCAATCAGAGGGGTATTGTTCGAGTTGTTTTAAAATTTTAGAAACATTGATGCCCGTTTTGATTATACGAATATCAGCCAAAAAAACTCTCCAAAGAACTTTGTTTTTCAGTTTGCCAACCAATACAATTTAGAATCACACGAATTGGTTCGATAAATGCTTTTTCAAATTGCAAATCATAATTTACATACTCATGCAAACCAAACTCTTTTGGCAATCTAACCGGGAAAGAAATAACATCTTCTTTCAGAGGATTTGGCGTTTTGAGATATGTGAATTTCAACTTCTCACCTTCTTGAATTAAAGGATATGATTTAGTTAATTCCTTTTCTTTCATCATGTAATTATAAAGAATTGCACCTCGCACATGAATTGGTGTGCCTTTTTTGTAAAGATTTGCGGAATCAGAATAATCTTTTAGACCATTAATGCCACGGGGAAACGCAACTTCTTCTGGTGGTAAAGATTTAAATTCTTCTTTGAATTGTGCAATAAAGTCTTGCACTTCTTGTTCGGTTGAATTGACAATCAGTTTAATTGTTTGTTTCATCTTTTCACGGATGATTGCAGGCGTAGATGACTTGACCATTTCTAGTCCCATCACTTTCATCTGCGGTTCATTATATTGAACACCTTCATTGTTATACACATTGAGAATGTATCGTTTCTTTGCAGTCCAAATACCTTTGTCGCACAAAGCTTCACGCTTCATTTGCATTTTTTGGGCATACGCATGGACATACGAAGCAAGTTCTTCGTAACTTTTGTCAATGTGAGGTTGTAATTTATCTTCACAGACCTTGTCCATGAAGGAGATAATTTGATTAACATCTGTCTTTTCTTTATAGACCTTATCAATAAGGTCACCAAGACGGAGGTATATCGAATCTGTGTCCGAGGCGATAACATAATCTACTTTTTCCGTTTTTAATAGTTTATTCATGTATAAATTGAGTTTACCTTCAATCCAACGAATAGACAATTGACCTGCAAGCGTAACTGCAAGTGCTTGTCGTAAGTCATAAAAACGGAAGTATTGCGAACCTAACGCACCATAAGCAGAGTTTAGAGAAACTTTCTTAGCGAGTTGTAGGTTATTGTATCTTGCTACAAGGTTATCGATTTCAACTTTCTTATCAGGGTCAGTCTCATTTTCATAGTCTTGCTTTGCTTTCAACATCATCTTCTTAAACTTCTTTCTATCTTCATACATATCTTCCATCATTTTAGGAAGGAATCCTTGTATGTCAGTTCGAAAGAATTGACCATTCGGTGTCAACGACACATCACTCAACTTCGATGTGTCGATTTGTTTATTTAGCAATTTTTCCACATTCACACCTTGATCCAAAACACTTCGCATTTCTGCGCTATGATTAGAAGGTTCAATTAATGTTTCTGGTGAAATATTGTATTGAATTAACAAATGGGGGTAAAGACTGTTTAAGTCGAATGATGCCACATACTTGTGCATACCTACTTGTGGGTCTTTAACAAATGCGCCTTCAAAGGCAGCATTTTTCTGTTTGAATTCTTTTGGTGGTACAATAATCTTTTTATCCAACAAGTGTGAATAGATTAGAGCATCCCACATACGAGTTTGTGCAAATACATCCTCATAATTACATTTTGTATCATATGCAAGAGTTAATGCCAATTCAATTAGTTTTAACTTATCTTCAAGTTTGACGATAAGTTCCACATCTTTGATGTTATATTCAATAAATTTTTGATAGTTAAGTCTATACAGTTGATGTAGGTTGTCGTATTCGTCATAAGACAATTTACTCTCACCAAGTTCTACATTGGCGATATTTTCCAGTTTATAAGATTCTTGGGATTTGCCACCTGGCGCATACCATTTATACAATTCAATGTAGTCTAACGAGGCGACACCGCCAATGTTGTATTGAATTAATTCACGACCATTGATGGTCACTTTTCTTTCCCACATATAGTTCCATGGAGAAAGTTTTTTCGCCTCATCGGCACCGAGAACAGTTCTAAATCGATTTACAAGGTATGGAATATCAAAGAAGTCGGTGTTCCAACCAGAGATAACATCTGGACAATTATTTTGCCAGTCATGTATAAACTTCTTACACAGGTCATATTCACTATCGCACTTGATGTATTCTTCTTCACCTTGCACAATGTAATCACCGCAACCATAAACTTTAGTACCGCCATTTAATGTTTTCCATGCTATGGCAGTAATAGGCTCAGTTGCTTTATACGGGTCGGGGAAACCATTCTCAGAACCAACCTCTATATCAATAATAGCAACATGAATGTCTTGCAAGTTCCAATCAATTTGTCCCACAAATTCATCTGCGATAAACGCATATTCAAATCGGTCGTTGCCATAGATTTTGAAGTTCTCAACACCATCATACTTGCGAA